CGGCGAGTAGGGCCGCGATGTGGCGCGCGGGGATCGACTTCCGTCGACGCCACGCGCGCACTGCGACCGGCGTGACGCCCGTCACGGCAGCGACTTCGCGGGTCGACCCGAAGAGGCGGGTCACAAGCTGTACTGTATCGGCCATGACCGGGGACGATACATAGTGTAAGCCATTTGGTCAATACCTTTTGTATCGTTTCGAATGCTAAACGCTTCACCATGAACGCGACTGAAAAGATCCGCGCCGTGCTGCGCGAGCAGAACCTTGATGCGTCAGACCTCGCGCGACGCATGGGGTTGAACCCCGTGTCGGTGCGCCAGCACCTCAACCGCGGCTCGATCCCGGCGAAGCACCTGCAGGCATACGCCCGCGCCCTCGGCGTGCCGGTGGCGCAGCTGATAGGCGGCGAGCCGCTGGCGACTGGCGCGACGCTGCCAGCAGCTGCCGAGATGCCGCCCGTCACCATTGCCGGCATCGACTACCTCGCCCTGCCCGTCTACGACATCGGCGCTGCGGCCGGCGCCGGCACGCTCGTCGTCGAAAGCGCCGATGGCGACGCGGTTTCCTACAGCGTGTTCCGGCAGTCCTGGCTGCGCGGCGTGACGTCCGCGCCGCCCGATCGGCTGGCTGTCCTGCGGATCTCTGGCGACAGCATGTGGCCGACCTTGCACCACGGCGACAGCGTGCTCGTCGACATGACGGTCACCGCGGTCGGACGGGATGGCATCTACGTCATCCGCCTGGGCGACGAGGTGCAGTGCAAGCGCTGCTCGAGGCACCCGGTCAGCGGCTCGCTGACGATCGCCAGCGACAATGCTGCGTATCCGACCTACCAGGACGTGCGCCCGGCCGGCCTGTCGGTGCTGGGCCGGGTGATCTGGACCGGTCGCACCGTCTAGCGATACTTTTTGTATTGACCTGAACCGATACAGTCCGTATCGTCCCATCCGTTGCCGCCCCATTGGCGGCTCGGAGGAGGGACGATGAACAAGCTGACCAATCGCGAGATCGAGTACGCCGACCGCTTTGTGGCAGAGAACCTGCCGTTCTGCGGCGCGCTGACGCTCGACCAGCTGATCGACAAGTGGGCGGACCACGGTTACCGCCCGACGCTGCGCACCGATCTCGGATACGCGCAACTCGCTGACGCTTACGACCGCCGGGCCGCCGAGCGCGGCATCGACGTGCGCGCCTACCGCGGTTGAGGGGGCGCGCATGACCGACACCCTCGCCGAGCTCCGTCAGCGCCTCGCTGACGTCGAGCGCTTCCTGCTGATCGAGGAGGCCGCCGACCGCGGCGCGGACCTCCAGAAGATCAGCCGGCTCCGCCAGCACCGCATCAGCCTGCAGGTCGAGATCGACGCGCTCGTCGCGTCGAGGATCGCGGGGGCCGCATGAAGATGCCTTCGCTGTCCGACTGGGCGGTCGGGATCATGGCCGCCGCGATGATCTACGGCCTGCTCCTGGTGACGCCATGAGCAAGCCGCTGACCACGGGCTACCGCGCCGACCTGCCGGTGACGCCGGCGACCTTGCGCGGGCGCATCGCCATCCGCGCGGAGCTGCTTCGTGGCGTCGACGTCGAGAGCGTCCGCTACCTCAACCAGCAGCAGCAGATCGCCGCGCTGGAGCGCCAGCTCGCGGCGTTGGAGGGCGGGCGATGAGCCGGTGCTGCTTTGCCAGCTTGATGCCGTCGAGCGACGCGCTCGTGTCGGTCCGTTACCACGCCGGCGAGGTGGAGTTCGTCGCCATCAGCGTGGGCGACATCACGCTGCAGGTCTCCGTCCACCAGGCCGACCGCATCCGCGACGAGATCGCCGCGGCGTTCCGGCGCCCGCTTGAGCTCGAGGAGGTCAACCGATGACCGACGAGCAGGAGCGCCTGCTCCGCGCCAGCCGAGAGGCCTGGGCGTGGATGGACGAGGACCGGCGGTGGCAGGGAACGGCGGTCTACTGGTTCTGCTTCGCCTTGCTCGGCGTCGTGACGGGCGCGGTGGTGATTGCGCTGGCGGGGTTGCGATGACCCCGCTGCGCGTCCTTGTGGCTTGCGAATATTCGGGCGTCGTGCGCCGCGCCTTCCTTGCGCGCGGTTGCGACGCCTGGTCGTGCGACTTGCTGCCGAGCGAGGACGGCAGCAACCGCCACATCCGTGGCGACGCGCGCGACCTGCTGCATGACGGCTGGGATCTGCTGATGGTGGCGCATCCGCCATGCACCCGCCTGTGCAACAGCGGCGTCAGGTGGTTGCACACGCCGCCGCCCGGCAAGACCGCCGGGCAGATGGAGCTCGAGCTGCGCGAGGGCGCGGCGCTGTTCAGCGCGTTCTGGAACGCGCCGATCCCGCGCGTCGCGGTCGAAAACCCGGTGATGCACGGACATGCCAAGCGGCTGATCGAGAACTACGCGGAGCCGGCGCAATCGGTGCAGCCCTGGCAGTTCGGCCACGGCGAGACGAAGCGCACTTGCTTGTGGCTGCGTGGCCTGCCGCCGCTGCGCCCGACGAACGTCGTCGAGGGCCGCGAGCAGCGCGTCCACCGGATGCCGCCGAGCCCGACGCGCTGGAAGGAACGCTCGCGCTTCTTTCCAGGCATCGCCGCAGCGATGGCCGAGCAATGGACCGAGCATGCGTGGAGGTCGGCAGCATGACCCCCGAAAAAACCGCCCGCCGCGCATTCCGGCAGCTCTACCAATACGCGCCCGACTCCGAATGCCCGGTCGATCAGCATCGGCTGGCGTTCCTGATTCGGGTGGTCAACGCAATCGAGGCCGCCGGGATGGCGGTCGTGGAAATGGAGGATGGGCGATGAGCGACAAGATCAAAACAGAACGAGAGTGGATCTTGGATGATCTTCAAAGCATGGACGAGGTGTGCGCGGATTATGATCGCTCATGGTCCGATGCTCTTATCGACTGGATCTTCGTGTTAAACGACAGAGAGTTACAGCATCGCCTGTCAAAAAGTACGCACTACCGTGACATCCTGCTCCGCGATTTTTTCTTGTGCGGAGATTTTGACGCGACGCTTGGTATCATCGTGGAGGCATTTAAAGCAGGTGATGTGCATCACCTGCGCGCGGAAAACGAGCGCCTCCGCGCCCGCGTCGAGGTGATGGAGGCGGTCCTCCACGCAATCTTCCCGAACGGAGCGAAGATCAAACTATTCCCACAAGCGAGCGCAGAAGAGGCCAAGCCATGAGCCTCCACACCATCGCCGCCGTCGTCGCGGTCGCGTCCTACATCGCCCTCTGGGCCATCACGATCACGATGGCGCTGCCATGACGCTCTTCACCGCCAGCGGCAGCCTGCCGCGCCATCAGTACGTTTCGGTCTGCGGTGCCTTCATCGGCCTCGGTGCCGACGAATGGTTCCCTGCGGTCTGGTTCGGCTTGCACAGCCATCCTGGCCGCGCGTGGGGCTGCACGGTGCTGCTCGAGTGCGGCGCGGTCTACCGAGACCTCCCGCCTCACGCGCTGGCTTTCTGCAGCGATCCCGATCCGTGGACGATCAAGGACGCGCAGGAATGGGATTGCTACGGCTCGCAGTTCTCCTTGCACACCTACGACTACCTCGACGGCCTCGGCGCGATCGTGCGCGCGGCAGACGCCGAGCTGGGCGCGGAATACCTGTTCACGGCCATCCCGGTCGGAGACGCCTACACGCACGCTCCGGCGCAGGCGAAGGAATTCATGTTCCTGCGAACCGATGGCGGTCGCCTGACCATCCAGCCGACCAACCGGGTCCTGTTCCGCGACAAGTCCTTCACGACCGTGCCGCGATGGCTGCCGCTGCGACGGTCGGAGAGCGTCTACTCTTGCGAGTAGCGACCGCGCGTCAGCCTACCATCCCCTTCGCCTGCCGCCGCACATCTTCGACGCGCCGCTCCCAGCCCTTCCCGAACGTTGGCCATGTCGGCAGGCCGCGCAGGAACGCCAGCCGCAGGTCGCAGAACCGATCCACGGTCGCCTTCGCGTCCGCCGCCTTGATCGCCGCCATCGTCTTCGGCCCGATCACGCCATCCGGCCAGACGCCGATGGCCTGCTGCAGCAGCATCGCCGCGCGCCCCGGCCCGCTGTTGACGGCGCAATCGAAGACCGCCAAATCGACGCCCGCCGGCAGCTCGTCGCCGCGAACCTTGCGCCAGTACCTGTCGCGATAGAGCGGTTCGACCATGCCCGGCGTCAGGCCGCGCATGTCGGCCTCGTTCGCGGGATGGCTGGTCCATTCCTCCCAGACGCGCTTGGTCACGCCCAAGTTGGTCATGCCGCCGGGATCTTTCGGGTGGTTGACGAAGCCGCCTTCGTGGCGCAGCAGCGCGCGGAAAGCCTCGCCCCAGTTCTCAGCCGCCACCCTTGCGCTCCTGCGCCTTGTCCCACGAACGCAGCGCGCCCATGCCGAGCATGCCGAACATGAGCTCCCAGAGATTGTTGTCCAGCACCGGCCAGCGCGGCACCGGCTGCCCAAGCAGGGCGAGCGTGAAGCCGACGAGCGGGACGAGCATGTAGCTGTAGGCCAGCGCGGCCGCACACACCCAGCCGATCGCCGGTCGCCAGCCCGCGACAAACACGCTCTGGTGCGCGGCCTCGACTTTGTTGACCTCGAGTTGTGCGAGCGCGCCCTGGGTGGCGGCGGCGACGAGCTGCGCCTGCGCCTCCAGCTTCGCCTTGTCGGCGGCGGCCCTGTCGGGGATCACCTTGTCGATGACCGACCCGAAGATCGGCAGAAGGGCGGCAAGCAGGGGTGCCATGTCGGTCTCCTCAGCGATGCATGAAGGTCTGTAGGTGGCCCCAGAGCCACGCGGCGCCGGCCCCGAGCGTCGCGAGGATGCCACCGGCCTTCACCGCCGCGAGCCACGCGCCCTTGCCCATGTTCGCCGCCGCGATGATCTGGTCGAGCTTCTTGTCCATGTCCTCGATGCGGTCGGTCATGTGCGCGACCTCGGACTTCAGCGCGCCGATCTGCTGCGCGTGATCCAACAGGGCTTGTTCTTGCACGGCAGTCCTCCTCGGCGGCGCGATCGGGTCAGGCAGGGTGTGCGAGGCGACAGGCGGCGAGACGCGCCGTGCCTCGGGGCTGGGCCATGTCGCTCCGACCCGCCATTTCTGGTCGTCCAAGTCCGACATCGTTCACGACGCCGCTGCCCACAGGATGCCTCCGAAGATCGCGCCCGTCATCCACTCGGCGCGCTCGGTCCAGCGACCACCGAACCGCTTGTTGACGTCGTAGGCCGCAGCGACCAGCAGGCCGGGAGCAGAGAATGCCAGCAGCAGCGGAGAGCGATGCAGGATCGCGATCGGCACCAACATGATCGCCGCCACCGCGACGCCCCAAAGCGCGAGGAACGCATGGTCGCGGCCCGGTTCCTCGAGCCCCATCGACCTGTCGAAGTAACCGAGGGTCATGGCGGCGAAGGCCGCAGGAGCGACCGATAGGAGCCACGGATTGAAGATGGCAAGCGGCAGCGCCATGAGGAACGCGCAAGCCATCCTTGTCTCGCCCGTCGAGAGCGCATAGCCGAACCGCTGGAGCGTGATCTGGCTGATCATCCCGCCGCGCAGCCGCCAGCAGAACGCGCACCATGCCGCATACAAGGCCCAGCCAATCATGGGTTCACCTGCGCGTTGTTTGGCTTCTGCAGCTGCACGAACCGCTTACCAGCGGTCGCCGTCCAGGAGTTCGACCCGCTCGCGTTGTAGCTGGCCGAGGATGTCCGCAGCTTGAACCCACCGGCAGTCTTGTCTGCGTGAGTGCCAAATGTCACCGCATTGCCGTTGATCGTGAGCGTCGCGGGGTTGCCGTTCGTCCACACGAAAGGCCCATCCGCCGCTGCGTTGCCGGTGAACGAGCCGCTGAGCGTAACGGCGGCAGAAATTGGCGAAGCGGTGGACAGGGCATAATACGAGCTTGGAACGGTCCCGACGAAAGCGCGCTGACCGAAGTTCCAATCGGCTGCTGCCGTGATGCCGTATGGGAATTGCTGGCCCGACAACCCGCTAGTGATGTTCGTCCATGCTCCAGCGTCGGTGATGTTGATGTAGTCCAGCGTGCCGGCTGAAGTCAGGCGGAATCCGAAAACCTTGTTCGCCGTCACCGTAGTCGTGTTGGTTACCGCTGCGTCGCTGATGGTCCCGGCGGTAACGGCAGAGCCGCCCGCTGTGACTTCCCAGTAGCTGTTCGCAAGCAAGGCATTGACTGAACCCCGCACCGCAGTCGTGCCGCTGCGAAGGTTCGCCCAAGAAATGTTGGCGGCAGAGGGGGCAAGCGGGTTGAGGACGCAGTAGTTTTTCGTCGGCGTGTCGGTCATCTGGTCGAACGTGACGCCGCTCGTCACCGAGATGCCGCTGGTCGTGAAGTTGTTGGAGTTGCCAGAGGTGTCGTAGCCGATGGTCGTGGTGCTGGCGGCGTCCTTGAACTCCAAGAAGAAGCCAGTCGTGCCGAAGGTTCCGCTGTACGCCTTTGGCACCCACACGCCCGTGGTGGCGTCGGTCTGGCCGAACGAGGATGGCGTCAGGGCCTGGCCGTCGATGAGATAGAAGTTGGCAAGGTGGCCGTCGAAGTAGTTTCCGCCACCTCCAGCCCTGCCGATATCATGCACGACCGTGTTGCATAGATCGGTGTCAGAGTTCTGGGCCGGAACCGAATAGCTGGAGAAGGTCAGGGCGACGTTGTTCCACCAGACCTTGAGGCGATCCGTGCTTGTCGCCTGCGTGGTGTCCCTCGCCACAAGAAGATGACCCCATGCGCTTGGATCGCGAAACAGGGCATTGGTCGTGCTGTCGAGGTTACCGACTCGCACCATCAACGTGTTGCCTGCGTTGAATCGAATGGCTTCGGTATTTCCAGCGCCGATACCAAGGGCATCCATCGCCGCGCTTAATCCGCCACGCTTCACCCACACGCTCAACGTCGCTGTCTTGCGGTTGCCAGCAACTGCGGGCGTGCGGGTCAGGTACGCGCTGTTCGCCGCGCGGAAGCGCAGCGAGTTGGCGATCTGATAGGTTGCGCCGCCGCCAGCGAGCAAGACTTGATGAATGGCCGACATCAGGTCAGCCCCGTGCCGCTGATCAGCCACTCCGTTGATGTCACCTTCACCGCCGTCGCGATGCCGTTGGCGGCCAGGGTGCGCGAGCCCGTCGAGCCGTCGCCAGCTAGGCGCATCGTGTCGGTGGTGATCGCGATCGTGATCGTGCCGGCGCCGTTCTGGTTGATGAACGTCACGGCGGTGCCGACCGCGAATGGCACGGAACCGTTGGCCGGGATCGTGAACGTGCGGCTTGTCGTGTCGGCGCTTGGATGGAAGATCTGTTTGCCGGCGTCGCCGATGACGAGCCCGTAGTCGGCGCTCTGGCTGTTCTGCTGGAGCCGCGTGTTCACCGCCTTGCCGGTCTCGGGCGTGATGACCTTGGAGGTGTCGGTGCCGGTCAGCGCCTCGGCCTCGGTGGCGAGCGTGACCACGCCGGCCACGCTCGTCGTGGCGGATGGATTGACCACCGCAGCGCCGCTCGCGCGCTGATACCACTCGCAGCGCCAGTTGCCGCTGCCCAGCGACCGGAAGCCAGCCACATCGTTGGCCGCCGTCGTGATCGAGGCCGCGCCTGGCAGGATCAGCGAGGTGCCGTTGTGCGTGAGGATCAGGATGCCGTCGAACTTCAGCACCCTGTAGATGCCCGCCGCGACCGTGTCGAAGGCGGTGATGGTCGTCGTGCCGCTGACCGCGAGGTACTCGGCGTTCGCCGCGCCGATGTTGGTCGTGGTGGCCGAGGCGATGGTGCCGTTGACCTGGATGGACCGGTTGATCGACAGAAGCTGGAAATGCGTCCCGTCGTAGACCACCAGCACCACGCTGCCGCTGATGATGTCGCCCGCCGCCAGCGCCGCCGTGCCGCGCGTGATCGACTTGGCCCCGAGGCTGTCGATGTTGAGCGTCGCCGCGCCCGTGTTGGTGCCACTGGCGACGAACCAGAACATCTGGCCGGTGGCGTACGTGGTCACCTGCGGAGAGCCCGAGCCGGTGATCGTGTCGATGCCCGAGACGCCCAGCAGGCTGGAGATGCCTCCCTGCACCTGAGACAGCCGCGCGCTGTCGGTCCCGAGGGTGCCAGCGCCGAGGCCGGTGAGCTTGTTTCCGCCCATCGGAAGGTTGGCCGTCACCGTCGTCTGGCCGTCCTTCGTCACGCAGGTCGAGAGCCCGGTCGCGAGGTCGGCGGTCAGCGCGTTGAAGGCGGTCGCCGTGATGACCGTGCCAGCGACGACCGGCTGGCCTGCGGTGTTGATCTGGAAGGTGCCGGAGCCGTTGAAGCTCATGGAGAGATCCCCTGCTGGAGAGCGTTGATGAGGGCGGCGCGGCGCGCGTCACCCGAAAGCGGCGTTGGGCCAGCCATCAATTGGTTGGTCAGGTACGCGCGGCCAGGCGCGGATTGCAGCGCGCGCTGGACCGCCCACGGCGCAGCTGCGCCGGCAGCCATTCCCAGAATTGGGTTGCCGGTTGCCATGCCGATCATGCCGCCGCCGCCAACTGGAGCGAGCGAAAGCGCGTTCGCCATCTGCGTGCGCTCCGACGTTCCGCTGCTCGGGATCTTGTCCGCGATGAAGCCGCCGAGGCGCGCGAGATCGTTGAGCTGTCCGCGCCCACGGCCAAAGCCAGCCTTGTCCTGCGCGCGCACCGCCTGCTGGAAGGCGCCCAGAGGCAGATTGCCGGCCGCACGATCCTGAGCCGTTCCCTTCGAGGCGGCATCGTCGATGGCGAGCAGATTGCGGTACTGCTGGCGCGTCTCGCGCCATTCCTGCCTCAGCGGCCCGCTGAATTGACGCTCGACGGCATCGTCTAGGGCGTTGGCAAGCTGGTTCAGCGCAAATCGAGCCTCGGGGTTTTGGTTCGATCGGGCCATGCGCTTGAGGTTGGACGAAATGTTCTGGTAGCCGTCGCCCGGAATGGCCGCGTTTGGCGCGCGCCGCACCAGATTGAACTCGTCGATGTACGAGGTGACCGGCGGGCGGATATTGACGTCCATGCGGCGGACGTAATCGCGCTCGATGTCATCGACCGCACGGAAGAAGTCGCGATCCAGCCGAACCTGCGGCGTCTGCGCGATCAGATCGTTGAACTGCTGCCCGATGCGCCCGAAAGCGCGGTCAAGCGTTTCGGGCCGCACGTCGGTCGCGGCCTCTCCGGTCGTCCGCATGACTGCGCCCTGGAACTGCTCGCGCATCCGCTGTTGTTGGTCTTGCGCCGCGCCGGCAGAGCCGGGCAGTCGAGCCAGTGCGCTCTCGGCCAGCTTGACCGTCGGGCTGCCGGTCTGTGCGCCCACCGGAAGATCCACGCCCTCGCGCTGCGCCACCTGCACCAGACGGCGCTCCTCCTCGGTCAGGCGAGCGGGCAGCGGCGTCACCGCGCGCCGAGCGGCACCAAGAGCGAGGGACGGCGCAACCGCCCCTGCGACGCCGCCAGCAACGCCCGCGACGGCCTTGGCGGTTGGGCTCGCGCCCTCCGGGAGAACTTCCTGCGCCGCCTGCGATCCGGCGCCACCCGTGGCACCCATGACCGCCTGCTGCACGGGCGCGGCTTGCAGGACATCAGCCAGCCGCTGCCCGGCGGCCCCGGCTTGCTGCCGCACCGCGCCGCCGAGGCCATACCCGGTCGGCAGCGCGGCCGCACCTTGGATCGCCGCGCCCATGATCCGCTCGCCCGCATCGCGGGGCTCGGGCAGGCCGATCGCCGTCGCGGCCTCGGAGACCTGCTGGGCGGCGGGCTTGGCGCGCATCCACCCGAGACCCGGCACGTTCGAGAGGAGGTTCTGCGGGACGGCGGCTACGTCGTAGACGAGCCCAGGAAGCCCTAGGAGCCCCTGAGCGGTCGCTCGGGTGCCGAGGCCCAGCTGCTCGGCCGTCGTGCGCGGAGCGGGCGCCTGCGGGGCCTGCGGGGCCTGCGGGGCCGCCTGCGGGGTGGCGGGAGGCTGGGAGGCCGGCTGTGCGCCAGCGCGAGCCTCGAGCTCGGCCAAGCGGCGAAGGGCTAGCAGTTCCTCGCGATCGCTCATCGTTGAGCCCTCGGGAACCGCGCGCGCAGGGCTTCAAGCTCGCGCTGTTCCTCGGGCGTCAGGCCTGCACCAGCACCCGCCGGCTGCTGCCCCGGCGCGGCCCCAGGAGCCTGCGGCGCGGCGGGCTGGCCGCCGGGCTGGCGGTAGCTGCGGGTGCGGATGGCTTCCGCGCGCGCCTCGGCACCCCGGATGCGGTCCTCTGCCAGCTTCACGGCGCGGTCGAGGATGTCGGCGCGCTGCTCGGGCGTCTTGCCGCTGCTGGCCTGCAGTTCAAGCAGAACCTTGCGCTCGCCCTCGGTCGGGTTGCCACCGAAGGTCGTCTTCAAGTTGGCGAGCGCCTGCTCCTTGACGAGGTTGTCGTAGTTGATGATGGCGTTGCTTTCCTCGCTCGGGGCCATACCGACAGCCGAGCGCGCCTGCGACCCGGCGTAAGCCATCATGCCCGCGCCCGCGCCGCCTCGGAACTGGCCGCTCAACCTGCGCGCCTCGGCAAGCAGCGAGAGCGTGCTTTGCCCGGCGCTGATCTGGTCTTCCTGCTGGAACAGCTGCCGTTGCTCGGGCGCCGTCAGCTGCTCGCGGCGCTCGCGGCTCTCGCGCTCCCTGCGCTCGCTTTCGCGCTGCCGGTCCTCGCGACGGCCCGCTTCCGCCTCACGACGAGCCTCCAACGCATCCGCACGCGAACCGGCGGCTACGCCAGCGATCATCTGCGCGTTCGCAAGCCTTTCGGCCGCCATATCCCGCTGCGCCTGCAGTCGATCCGCGACTTCCTGTTGCCGCGCCTCGCGCCTGAGAGCGCTTTCAGTCCGCCTCTCGGTCATCTGCAGCATCGGCCCGGCAATCGCCTGCGCGCGCTGGCCCATCGTGCCACCAAGCGCCTCCAGCGTCAGCTTCTCGCGCTCCTCTGGCGTCCTCGCGCCCTGCAGGGCGGCGGCGAACTCTTTGCCCTTCTTGATGTCGCCTTCGCGGAGTTCGCGGGCTTCGTCGCGAGCCTGCCCGGCGAAGTAGCCGCCCATGAGCCCCTGCAGCGCCTTCGCGAGGCCAGCGGCGACCGGGATCGGCGCTTGGATGCCCTGATAGCTCTGGATCTCGACGGGCTGGAACGCCTGCTGCTGGAGCGCCTCGGCGTATTTCTGCCGGCGCGCGATATCAGCCTTCTGGGCCTCGTATGGGTCGGGCAGGTTGAACGAAACGGCCATCTATGCCTCCAGAAATCAGCGGAACGGGTTCTTGAACCCGCCGTAGCCCCAGCCTCCGAGAGCGGTGCCGAACAGTCCTCCGAGCGCCGAAGACTGCGCGTTGAGACCGGCCTGCTGGATGCCATATTGCTGCATCGCGTTCTGGCCCGCCGCCTGCGCCGCGCCGAAAATCGGGGCGGGCGCGACCTGCTGGCCCTGATAGGCCCCGAACTGCGGCATCTGGATCTGCGAGCCACCCATCAGGCCGATGATCTCGTTGAGCGGCTGCGAACGCAGCGACAGCTCGCGCTGCAGGGCCTGCGCGCGCGCCTGGTTCTCGAACCCCATCGCCGCCTGCTGTTCCGCCGCCGCCTGCTGCCGGGCCTGCGTGTCGAGGCCGATGCCCTGCAGCGCCGCCTGCGAGCGAAGGTCGTTCTCCTGCTGCTGCTGCTCGCGGATCGCGGCGTTGTAGGCCTCGCCACCGCGCGCCAGGCCTTGGTTGGCAAGCTGCGTCTCAAGCTGCGCCCGGCTACGCTGAATCTGCGGCTCCAGCCGCGCCATGATCGCTTCCTGCGCGGTCGTCCCGGCGTTGACCGGCGCGCGCGGGAGGCCCGACAGGTCGAAGACGGTGTTCAGATCGCCGGTTTGCGTCTGGAAGGGCGTCCCGAGGGTGGTCTCGGCGGTTCCGATGCCCTGCAGGCCAAGCTGGGCCAGCCTGCGCTCGACCTGCTGCTGGGCATCCAGCGTCGCCTGCGCCTGCGGCGTGAGCGTCTGCCGCACGGTCGGGATGTCGCCATCGTAGGTCACCGTCTGCGTGCCGAGCGGGCCGTAGACGTTCGGGTTGGAAAGCATGGCCGAGGCGCGGGCGGCCTCGACGTTGGCGGCACCCTGCGCCTTCGCGGCGCCGGCGTAGTCAGGTGCTGGCGGTGCGGATGCCTTCTTGCCCATGACGCTCTCCTAGGAAGCGGCAGTCCTCGCGCCGCATGGTGCAGATGATGAGGTCGCCGCCCGGCGAGGCATCGCGCAGGCAGGCCTCCTCGACGAAACCGAGGCGGCGCAAGAGCCGGATGCTGCGGATGTGGTCCGCGCTGGTCGTCGCGATGATCTTGCGCGCGCCGAGCTGGCGAAACGGATAGTCGAAGATCGCGGAGATGAAGCCGCGCGTCAACGGCCTGTCAGCGGCGATCTGGCCTTCGATCGAGACGCCATTCCAATCGCGGAAGGCAGCACCCGCCGTCAGCTTGCCGCCGCTCTGCCAGCCGATGGCGGACATGCAGACCGGGTCGAAGAAGCCGCCGATGCGGCCCAGCACCCAATGCCCGACATGCGGCCCCGCGACGATCATATGCCGACCCAGCCCGGCATGAAGACGACGTCCGTCGCCGCCCATTCCAGCGACAGGCCCTTGCTGGCCGAGCGGAAGTTGATCGACCCGCAGTACCCCACGCCCGTGACGCCCTGCCAGTTGAGCGAGATGTTCTGGCCCGCGCCCCAGCTCGAACTATCCCAGATCGCCGTGTCCCAGACCGCGCCGGTCGGCGGCAGATAGGCCAGCGGGGCCGAGGTGTCGTTGGTCTGGAAATCGACGTTGATGCCCACGAAGACCGAGGGCTGGCCGTCCGCGAAGAGGTTGGGCCGGGCGCGCGTGAAGATCTTCTTCTGGCCGCGCGAGCCGAAGTAGTTGAAGGCCTGCAGCGCGCCTGCTGCAATGGAGGCTCCATCGTCTGAGTGGTCGTCGGTCCACGCCTTGGCGACGTAATCGGTGCCGCCAAACCACAAATCCTGCTTGTGGAGCGTGAAGCAGTTGGCGGGCCAGCCCGTGAAGTTGCACCAGCTCTGCACGATGGTGTTCATCACGTACTGCTGCTGCGAGCCGGTGCCGACGGGGATGTTCACTACGATGGCGTTGAACTTCGGCGCGACGCAGATCTCCCAGCCGAACAAGCCCTGATAGGACGTCGTGGCAGTCGCGAAGGCGCCCTGGATCTTGTCGGTCAGCGCCACGCTCTGCGGCGCGACGCGCGCGCTCTGGAGCGCCTGCGAGAGCGGGAACAGGCCGTCGAAGGCGATGTAGGCGAGGTCGCCCGCGAACTTGGCAAGGCACCGCTTGCCCATCGGCGCGCCCATCGCCCAGACGCCGACCAGCGACCACGTCGAGACGTTGGCCGGGTCGGTGCCGCGATAAATGATGATCTCGCCCTGCGTCGTGACGAAGACGAGGTTGTCGTCGAGACCGAAGCCCGCGTCGATCGTCCAGACGCCCATCGCCAGCAGATAGCCGCCCTTGCGCGCGACCGTCGAGAGGTCCAGCACCTGCGCGGCGCCGCCGACCGATTGCGTGGGCAGATACCAAGCCTTGAGCGTGTTGCGCTGGATGAACCAGAGGCGGTTCTTGAACAGCGCGACGTTGTCGAGCTCGCTCGTCGTCACGCCCGTGATGGCTGGCGTCGAGGCGCCCGTGATCGAGGTCCAGGTCGAGCCGTCGTAGAGCAGCGGGCTGTTGCCGCCCGAGACCGCGTAGAGGAAGTTGCCGCCTGCGGTGGCGACGTTCGTGCTTTCCCAGCGGCTGTTGGTCAGGCCCGACACCGCCGCCGCGCCGACCGCGCCCGCGCTCGTCACGTTGTAGATGTTGTTGCCCGAGATCGCGAACAGCGACTGCGTCGTGGCGCCGTTGTACGCCATCAGCGTCTCGACCTGACCTGGCAGGCCCGTGGCGTGCTTCTGGTAGCCGCCGCGCAGCACGACGTTGGTCGCGGTCGGGAAGTAGTTGGTCAGCGACACCGCGTCGGTCGGCTTCATGTTCGCCAAGCTGTCGCGCGCGTTCCAGCCACCGATGGGCGCCGGCACGGACGCGACGCGCGCCGTCGCCTGCTTGGCCGCGCGCATGATCGGGGACGGCCTGACCATGTCAGGTGGACCCGTATCCGCTATCGGGGATGTTGTCGTAGCCGATCAGCACCGTGCCGGGGCGCGGCGCGAAGGACAGGTTCGCCGCCGACATATCCTGCCCCATCGCGGTCTCCAGCTCGCGCAGGAAGTCGCGGTAGAGAGCCGTCGTGTCGAAGCCTTTCGCCTCGAAGTACTTGAGCTTCGTCATCAGGACCATGACGCGGTCGGGATAGACGCAGGTGTCGTCGTCGGCGGTGAAGCTGTTCTTCACCGCGCCGGCAGACGACAGCGCCCAGCCCTTGGAGCGGTACTCGAAGCCGAGGTATTCCGAGGTCGTCGTGGCGGGCCAGATCTGGAAGTAGCCGCCGTAGAGCCGCCAGCGGATGCGCGGGCCGGTCGAGATGTAGCCCGAGAGCAGCCATTCCCACTGCTGCGGGCTCTCGGGGCCGAGCATCTCCCATCGCTTGCTTTTGTCCCATTGCGTGCGCGGGACGAGGCTGTCGTAGTCGCTGGGCAGCGCGTACTTCGTCTTGGCGAAGGTGATCGCCGCGCCGGTCCCGGCGGATGCCGGCGTCTGGTTCAGCGTCACCTGCGTGCCGCTGTCCACCGACTGGATGAACGTGTCCTGGTTGATGCCCGTGCCGACCGCCATGTACGTCGCGTCGAGGCCGGTTGTGTCGGGGATGCCCGTGATCACCGCCGACGAGGTCGTCCATGTGCCGGTCGTGGCGAGGTACTGGACCGTGAAGCGGTAGGGCCGCGTCAGTTCTCGCCAATCGTGGCGCTTGAGCAGCTCGTAGCCCGACGCGTTCATCAGCGCGAGGGTCTGGATGACGTCCTGCGCGTTGTTGCCCGCCACGGTGGACGGCGCGACGAGGCCCAACTCGTTCGAGACTTGCTGGACAAGCTGGACCATCGTCGAGCCCATGTCAGACGCTCCTGTCGTTCATCGGCGGGCGACCCCGACGCGGGGCCTCGTCCTTGGCGGCCACCAGCGCCGCGACCTGTGCCTCCAGCGCCGCCAGCTTGGCCTTGGCCTCGGCAAGCTCGCTGCTCGAGGTGGCGTCCGACTTCAGCCGCAGGAACGCCTGCGCCTTCAGCCGCAGCCCGACGCCGCCCATGCCCACGCGCATCATCTGCGCGTCCGACGCGGTGGCGACCTGCTCGACGGTGCGGAACTTCAGGATCTGAAGCTCGGCCACCTGCGCGTCGGAGATGTCCGCAGGCGAGGTGCGGTGCCACTCCTCCAGCTTCGTGCCGGGGATGTCGCCGTTCTCCGACTGCATCTGGAAGTGCAGCCATTGGCGCGGGAACCGCTCCTTGTGGTCGTCGCGCACCGGCTGGTCGATGATGTTGGTCGTGTCGCCCGGCACCATGATGCGGACGAACGGGCGGCCAAGCTCCTTGTGGTCGTAGAACTCCACATGGAGCTTGGCGTCGGCGTTGGCGATGTCGCTGTCCAGCGGCATGATCAGGCGCCCGCGATCGAGATCCAGGTCGTCGCGCTCGTCGCGATGAACAGGACGCGCGTGGTCGAGGTCACGCTCAGCGAGGAGGCGCCGGCGTTGATGGTCGAGCCCGTCGCCGGGTAGACCGTCAGCGTGCTGGCGCCCGCGTTGTAGACGCACACCATCGCCCCGGCCTCGGTCGGCGGGAGCTTGACGCCCGTGCTGGCCGCCGTGGTCCCGACGGTGTTCCAGACCGCCGAGAGCTGCAGCGCGTCCGCCGAGGTCGAGCCGGTCGCGGTCAGGCCGGTCGCGCCGTCGCCGCAGATGGAGGTGGTGGCGAGGCCCGAGTTGCCCGAGGCCTGCACGCGAGAGGGGATCGGCATGGGACGTCCTTTCAGTTTCTGCCCATCTGGGCGGCTATGGCCGGGAGAAGTCCCGTGCCGTGAACATACAATTCCGCATCCCCATCGCACAATTGACGGGACGCGATCTGGAACTCCATCGCCTGCCGGGCCATCCACGGCGCGCAGATGAAGGCCCGGTCGCCCACGCGGAACTCCTGGCGCTCCTCGTCGGCGTTGAGCGGCTGCGGGTAGGCATGGCCCTCGCCGGCTTCGGAGTAGCTGCTGTCGAAGCCGAAAAGGTGGATCTTGCGGTGGCCGAGCGCGTAGGCGATCGACAGGGCCTGCAGCCCGACCGTCGTGCCGCCGCCGATCAGCACGGCCTCGCGGTGGCCGATCCACTCGTCGATCTCTGGGTAGGCCGGGTGCCAGATGGTCGCCGGGTGGCCCGCAATGGCCCGGAACAGGTCCGGGTGGCACTGGGAGGCGACCAGATAGTGCTGAGGCTTCGGCCCCTCCACGAAGGCGACGTTCTGCGGCCGGGCGTCGAGCAGGACATGGTGATCCGACGAGATGCCCGCTGCGTACAGGACCGGCACGGTGCCGTTGGTGGCGAAGACCTCGGCCCCGCCATTCCGCAGCGCCAGGATCATCGGGCGCAGGGCGCGCATCGACGGGCCGCCGCCAACCACGATGGCGGGCCGGTCGTGCGCCTCGACCATCTCGAGCCACGGCAGCTTCAGCTTGCAGGCCGCCTGCACGTGCGCGCGCACGACGTCGTCGTCCACGTTGCAGACGATCGGAAGGGTCTGGTCGAGGTTTCCGGCGAGGATCATCGGATCTGCGTTGCGGTCAGGATGATGGAGGGGATCGCAGGCACGGGCGCAGAGGCCGGAAAGCCAGCGAGGAAGCAGTTGGTGTCGTCCGTTGACCAGACGAGCTCGAAGCGATCGCCAGCGGCCATCGTCTGCACGAAGTTCCACGCCGCAATGATCTCCGCATCCGAACCATTCACGGCAACCTTGCTTCCCGAGTTCGCGATGTCGAAGCCGTTGACCCTGTACCAGATGTAGACGGCGGCGGTCGAAGCAGCGGTCTTGTCGAACTGCGCGGAGAACTCGAAATTGTAGACGCCGGCCTGCGCGCACACGATCCGCGAGGCGGGCGAGCCGATGCTCACAAGGTAGCTCTCGGCGGTCGTGTTGAACGTGATCGGATAAGCCGTGTTGACGAGCGCGGCGGTCTGCGTGGCGGTAGACGAGAACGACCCGTAGGCGGCGGGTACTGCCACGCCATAGCCCTGCAGGGGCTCCCAGCGCGTGTTGGAGACCGCCGAGTAGATGGCAGACGCGCCAGGGACCAGAGCGTTGGATGCGGAGCCGCCGATGGTCGAGCCGGTGTCGTAGGGATAGACCGTCAACGGGTTTGCGCCCGCGTTTGCGACGAAGACCGTCGCGCCCATTTCGGTCGGCGGCAGCTTCACGCCAGCGCCTGCGGCGACCGTGGAGATCCGGTTGTAGATGCTGGAGAGCGACGTCGCGTTGCTGGAGGTGCTGCCTGCTGCCGAGACGTCGCTCGCGCCCTCGCCGCAGATCGCCACGGTCGAGAGGCTGGTGACGCCGGAGTTGAGAACGCGCGACGGCAGCGCCATGCGTACCTCGAAAGGAAGGGGCGACGGGCGAACCCGCCGCCCCTAGTCGTCAAATGATCTGGCCCTGCTTGTGCGGACGGTTGATCGAGACGATCACCGTCGAGACACCGGACGCGACCGTCGCCAGATTGGCGGCGCGCGCGCCGAGCAGCTGCTTGCCCGTCGCCACCGTCGGCATCACTCGGCCCGCCGTGGCGGACTGGTAGATGGCGACCTGCGGGTTGACGGCGACGGCGGTCTTCTTCATGACCGCGAGGCCGCCGATCTGGTACCAGCCGAACGTGGCGGCACCGTTGGCCGACATCGCCACGGCCACCGGACCCGCGAGGTTCGCCGTGTTGGCGGCCAGCGTGGTCTGGTAGGTCGAGGCGTTGTAGGACACCAGCGAGCCGACCTCGGTCGAGGCCACGCCGAGGAGGAGGATGAACTCACCCTCGCCGTAGGTCGGGTCGAACGCGCGCGCGACCATGCCGAGCGTTGCCGGCGGAGTCGGGATCGCGGACGTCCCGTTGGGCATCGTGACGCCCGAGTCGATGTCGGTGACGGCGGGGAGGCCGACCCGATTTTCCACGAAGGAATACGCCATGATCTGGTCTCCTTCTCAGGCGATCAGCACGCCGCTGAACTGCGGCCCGCTGCTGGTGAGGTTGCCGGCCCAGCCGATGAGCTTGACGATGGCGTCCTGGTTGACCGCCTGACGCTCGCCGCCGATTGGCACGAAGTTCCGATCCGCGTGCGGACGGAAGTGCAGGTACTTCGTGTTGAGGAACCACATGTGGTTCGCGGTCGCGTTCGCGCCGATACCGCCGTCGAGGACGACATCGGAGGCCATGCCCGCGCCGTAGTACTTGAGCGAGGCGAAGCCAGCGCCAGCCATGCTCGAGCCGCTGTCCGAGATGCGCTGGATCGACTGCAGGGACTGCAGGTAGAGGCGGTAGTAGTTGTTGTCCGCCACGATCAGGTCCGGCTTGTCGGTGCCACGGATCAGCTGCACCGCGACCGAGTCCATGTACTGCTGGATGTTGGACGCCGTGACCGCCGCGCCGCCGTTCGTGAGGCCCGAGTAGGCCACCGAGCGCCAGAACGACCACGTCAGGCGGTTGATGCCGCCATACGTGCCGGAGCCGGGCGCGTCGGGAACCGCCGCCGCGAGGCCGGTGATGTTCTTGCCCGAGTTGCCGGTGCCGTCGAGGTAGATGTCGCCGCCGATGCGGTTGGCGAGCTGCGCCTCCGCGACGGACATGCGCCCGTCGAGCAGGTCGATGATCGCCTCCTTGCCCGAGTTCTGGATCATCTCCAGACCCGAGATCGAGACCGCCGAGGCGTACTGCGTGATCGAGAACTGCGCCGCGCTGATGGGCGAGTTCTGCGAGACGTTCAGGACCTCGTAGCCCGAGTAGGAGTTGGTGTTGTTCGTCGTCGAGTCGTTGTACATGATCTCCTGAAGGATCACGTTACCGCCCGAGAACGTCTTCACGTTGCCGCGCTCCTTGAGGCGACGCAGCAGCGCGTTGTTGTTGGTCACGTTGTCGGCGAGTTCGCCGGAACGCGACTGGATGTTCGTCGCGATGATATCGCTGATCGAACTGTTCGCGAACGCCATTGAAGGCACTCCTTACAGAGGGTTGGTTAGAGCCGCTCCGAGAGCCCGTCGAGCTGCTCGGCCAGGAGGGAGCGGCGGTCGGATGCCTTGGTTCCGGTCGGCGCTCCGGGTGTGGAGCCGCGCACCGATACCGCAGCGGCCCTGGCGGCTTTCGCCGCCCTGTCTGCCGAGGCTTTCCGCTCCGCGAGCGCCTTGGCCTGTTGGGCCTGCTGCTGCTGCGCGAAAAGCTCCTCGTCGAGACGAAGGGCCTTCTGATACGCATCTTCGAGGGTGGTCGCGACGCCGCTCTGTAGAAGCTGGATCATCGTCGGCCTTGCGGCCTCGAAGTGTTCGACCTTCGTGGCGAACTGGGAAACCTCGTTGAGGAGCACGGCGTTGGCCTGCTCCTCCTGCGCCTGCTTCCAGCCCGTGACTTCGCCCCGGATCTTGATCAACTCGTTCTGGAGCGCCACGAAGTTGGGATCGACGGAGGCCTGTGGGGCGGGCGATCCCTGTCCTGCCAAGTCTATGCCGTAGGACCGGGCGAGGGAATGGAAATAGCTGAGCTTGTCCTGCGGGGACGAGTTGCGGAGGATGTTGTCGGCCTCCATGAGCGCGCGCACGGCCTGCGGCGCCTCGATCCCGAGGCCGCGGATCGTGTCCATGTATGGCGCGATCGCCTCGTTCATGCGGTCCGCGAACTCGGCCTTGGCGCGGATCGGCTCGATGCCCGCGCGCATCTGCTCCTCGCGCTGGTAGGCGTATTCCTGCAGGCGCGGGTCGGCCTTCAGCCACGCATCGTGGAACTCCTTCTTCCACGACTGCGGCGGGCGCTTCCAGACGGGCTCCTCGGCGGCCTCTGGGGCCTCGGCGGCCTCGGCGGCGGTCCCCTGCGGCCCGGCGGGCGCCGCCTTCGGGGCGGGCGCGCCATCGGCTCGGGCGAAGCGGCCTGAGGCATCGCGGGCGCGGCTTTCGGCGGGGGGCTCGGGCTCGGCCTCGGGGACGGCCTCGGGCGGCGCGGCGGCGACCTCGGCCTCGATCTTGCTGAACTGCTCGGCCAGCAGTTCCTTTCGGCTGTCGCTATCGACCTTCTGGATGTCGCTCATCTCATCTCCGGGGTTGCGACCGCAGCTCGGCCAGGATCTTGTCCGCCTGCTTGTCGGTCATGTTCCACAGCTGCTCGCGCAGGCGCTTGATGCGCTGCTCGCGGCTCGGGGCTGTGATCTCGCGAGGCTTCGGCATCTCGTTGCCGACCTCGAAGCAGTTGTGCCGGCGCAGATGCTCGCGATGCTGCGAGCGGCTGCTGATCCACGACCCGTCCGCCATCGACTTGTAGCCGCCGATGTCTGGGACGATCTGGATCTTGGCTTCGGCGCCGGGGTGCGCGATGGCGATCTCGACCATCTCCCCGTCGCGCCAGACGTATCGCGTCCTCATAGCAGCAACATCACCTCCTCGTCGTCGGCCTCAAGCGCGAGACGCCGCTGGAGGTCCAGCGCACGCTCAAGGCCTGCCAGAATGCGCCCCAGGTCGATCAACGGGGCCTCGATGATGTCGGCGCGCGTCTCCACGCCGACCGCTTCGATGGCTGCCGAAACAGCCTGCTCGACTTCCTCGGGCGCAGGCTCCAGCCCCTCCACGATCCGCTCGTAGAGTTCAAGCACCCGGCGCCGGCGCGCCTCGACCTCCTCGCGCTCGCGCTTGAGCTTCTTGCGGAGGTAGTCGCCGTCGTGCGTGTCATCGACGACGACCGGCGGCGGAATGACGCCATAGCCCCAGGAGTCGGACCAAGACGCGCCCCAGCTGTCGCCCCAGCTTGCGAACATCACACGGGGTTCCACGGATCAGCGGTGGTACCGGTACCCCTGACCTGTACGTCGTTCACGTACTGGATGTTGGCGTCCACCTGACCGGCGACCGTAAAGGCGAGGCTGTCGGTCTTGGCCTTGATGGCCGACACGTTGCCATCGACCGTCGAGAGCGCCGACGAGGTCGCCAGCCCGCTCTGGATCTCGGTGACCGCATCGGTGGCGATGGACGCGGCGGTGATCGAGTTGCTTGCCAGCGAAGAGACCGTCACGCTGTCGCCCGGCAGCGAGGCGAAGACCTCTTCGCGCACATCGGTCGGGTCCGCGCCCGAGGCCGTGACATGAACGACGAAGTCGCCCAGCGTGTCGGTGTGCGCCGTGGTCAGGGCCAGCGAGTACCAGCCGTCGCCGCGCTCGGTGACCGTCGGGGCGATCGACGCGAAGGCAGCGCCATCCTTGCTGGCGGTGATCGTGAGCGTCAGGCCGGTCTTGCCGGTGATGTGATCGGTGCTGTCGGTCATCAGCACCATCAGGTTGCGCGCCGTCGATTGTTTCAGCATGGCATCACCTGTTGACGACGCGGGAGCGGGAGTAGGTGTTCCCGCCAGCCGGGGCAGAGGGCGGCGGGTAGTGGAGGATCGTGGCTTCGATGTTGTAGTTGATGAAGGTGCTGTTCGACAGAAGCCCGGCGGTCCCGGCGAGCAGGCCCACGCCCTCTCCTGGCCGCACGATGATCCCGTTGCCCGGCTCGGCGGCGAAGATGTCGATGTCAGCAAGCCCGTCGAGCTGGATGCCGTTGAGCGACTGCCCGATGGCTCCGAACGCCTTCATCGCTGGGTTGCGCCGGAACACGCCAGCATTCTGCTGCTGGGCAATGGAGATCGTCGCGCCGTGTGTGTAGGGCCAATCCCATTGCCACGATCCCTCAAGACGCGAGCGGAACGGGCCGACGACGGCGCGCATGGACGATGGCGTCGAGACGGTCGTGTCGGGCTTGATGATGTTCGCCGCTGCCGCCGAGGTGTCGAGGCCAAAGATGCGCGCGATGCGAAGGTTGATGGCAGGCACGGTGAGTGAGAGCGTGGTGGTGGCGTTGCTCTCTCCGTCCAGCGGGATGAACGCGACGCGCACGGCCAGCACGACGCCGCTGCCAGAAGCGTTGAACAGGCTGACGAGGGGGCCGTCAATCAGGGCATCGGTGGCAACGTCCGTGCTGCGGTAGGTGTAGGTCGCGCCCGTCGCGGTGTCGGTGACGAACATCGCCACGATCATGCTGTGCGGAACGCCGTACTCTGTCTGCGTGACTGCAACTCCCTCGCCCTCGCGCAGGACGATTGGCTCCACATCGACGCTCGCACCGAAGTCGCCAAGCGCTGCAAAGGCGTCGTGCTTCCACGTTACCAAGCCGCCGCTGAACTGACGCGACGAAAGGCTCGTGCCGCCGATGGCCGCAAAATATGTTGGGGCATCAGCAATGCGCTTGAGGGCGATGCCAGAGGTCGTGACGCTGTCGGGGTTGGTCGTGAACGTCACCTCAGATGGCAGGCTGGCCGATGCGGTGTCGTGCTTGAGGGGCGAGACTGCATCGCCGCCGCTGCTTGCCGTGGTGCGATAAAGGGCAAGAGCGCCCGCGCGACCCGAGCCGCTCTGCGCGTTGCTCGTCGGGGCGACGGGCGAGAGCCTGAGATTGACCAACTCGTAGTACCGGCGCGAGTCCGATTCCTCGTCGTTGAAGAGGGCGAACAGCCCATCCTCAAGCGGACGCACATCGACTGCGCGCTGGTAGACGAGGAAGGTCTCAGGCATCGGGCGTCACGACGACAAATTCGCTGTATCGCGACGGCACCTTGCACCCAGGGCAGACGATGGGAGGCGACGCCGGGCCTAGCCCTCCGTTGATGTCGTTCTCCACGCGGGAGGCGAAGGAATCCTCCACCTCCCACTCATGCAGGCAAGCCTTGTGGCGCAGCGTCTTCATGGCTTACGTCGCAGAATCGGTGAACTCGATTTCGAGATCGGCGGTGCCGACAGCGGACGAGCCCGAGTGGAACAGCTCGAAGCCCTGCGTCGCGCGGCAGACGATTGGCTCGACGTTCGTGTCGCTGTAGCCAGCGTTCCAGACCTCCGCGAACGGGATCAGCGTCAGCCAGTTGGCCTGCGTCGTACCGGCCACCACGGGCTCCTCGTTCACGAACAGGAAGCGGCGGAAGATGTCGCTGCCGGTGACCGTCTGGTTGGTGCCACAGGTCGTGGCGGCGTTTAGCGCGCTGCTGTTCGTGTCGTGCTTCACGGGCGTCACGGCGGTGCCTGCGGACGCTGCCGTGATGCGGCGGCATTGGGCAGTCGTGATGACGCCGGTCACCGCTGCGGTGCCGTTGTTGAACCAGTAGGCCCGGTAGACGCGGATGATGCGCGCCGATGCGGTGCCGTTGAAGACGTTGAGCATGTCCTTCGCGGAGGCATACGCCACCGCACCGGAAGTCGCTCGCCAAGTCGCTGCCATGTCAGGCTCCCATGTCCATGAAGGTCTTGCCGGTGCCGGTCGTGGCCCCGAAAACGGTGATTTCGCCGCGCCCGTCCATGCCGGGGCCGGCGGCCCATTGCTGGATGCGGTTCTCGTTCAGCGCGCGGACGCTTGCGTCGAGGTCGTCGCGCACGTCGCCCGGCATCAGCCCGATGCGCCGCCCCGCCTGGATCTTGAGCATGAAGTCCTTGCAGGCGGCGACGTGGCGCGCGGAGAGCGGCGTCTCGGTGCGGAGCAGCCAGCAGTCCATCGCGGGCCGCCATTCCATCGCGGGCTGGCGCATCACGCATTCCCCATCGTCACGACCTCGACGCCCATCGCGCGCCCGTCAGGACCGCGCACGATCCGCTTAGGCGCGCCCATCGACTGCATCAGCGCCTGCATCATCGCCATCATGCGCTCGTCGCGCGCCATGCTGTCCTGCACCATCTGCTGGATCATCGACCGCACGTCCTCGGACATGCCGGTCGCCAAACGGTTGCTGGCCTCGCTCACGATGTCGAGGCCGGGCGTGTCCACGCCGCTGACGCCGATGCGCGCGACCATGATCTTGGTCTCGGCGTCGAGGCGGGCCTTCTCCTGCTCCAGCGCGACCTTCTGGGCCAGTTCCTCGCTCTTGAGCGCGGCCTCGAAGCGCTGGCGTTGCTCCTCCAGCGCGGCGGCGGCCTGCGCCTTCATCTGCTCGATCTGCATGTCGGCCTGCAGCTTGGCCTGCATCATCTGGGCGTCGAACTGCGCCTTCTGCTGCGCGATGGCGGTGTCGGCCTGCGCCTTCATCTGCTCGGGATCGGGCTGCGGCGGCGCGGCGGCCTGCGCCTGCTGCTGGGCGGTGATCTCCTCCAGCATCCGATCGAGGGTGCCTTCCAGCGGTTCGGCCTGCTTGAACGCGCCGATCCCGTACTTCATCAGCTCGATGACGATGCCGGCGGCCTGCGGGGCCTGCTGCACGACCGGCAGCGCGCGCTCGAGGAAGCCGCCATAGGCCTGCACGAACTCCAGCCGGTCCTGCTTGTTCTGCTGCTCGTCGATCTGGACGAGGCTGTCGGACGCGACCTCGATGCGGAAGTTCCGCAGCGGCTTGTCGGCCAGCACCTGCAGCGCCTGGGGGATCAGCTGCTGGTCCTCGGGCGACATCTGCTGCGCGGCGGCGTAGGCGAGGATCGTCTGCGGCTGGAACTTGGTCGCGATGATCTGCGCCTTGAGGCGGATCAGTTCGGAGGCGAACAGCGCGACCTCTTCCTGCATCGACTTGAGCCGCAGGCCGGCGTACTGGCCCTTGATCTGCTGCGCCGTGGCCGTTTCGCTCGCGGCGGTCTGGCCTCGGATGATGTCGGAGATGCCGGTGATCTCGTAGATCTGCGACTTGATCTGCTCTCGCGCGCCGTAGCACTGGATCAGCGCCTGCGCGAGGGTGTCGAGCGGCAGGAGGTCGATGCTGCCCTTCAGGCCGCCCTTTTCGCCGAACGCCATCCACTTATCGACCGGGATCAGCGTGTTGTTGTCGCCCTCGGTCAGGAGGCGCTGGAGCGCGGGCTGCGAGGCATCGTAGACGCCGCGCATCCGCAGCGCCTTCACCAGCCCGTCGATGCGGTCGGACAGGATGTCGAGTTCGTTGGCCTGATCCTGATACAGCAGGAAGTCCGGAACCGGGACGAGGTTGTCCGAGGTCGTGGTCGCGTAGAGCGGCTTCGGGCAGGGATAGAACCCTTCCAGCCCGAGCGGGTCGTCGCGCTCGTCCACGAACTGACCCATGCCCTTGTGCAGCCAGTAGACCTTCTGGGTCTCCTTGCACCACAGCTCGCAGATCTTCGCGCGCGTGCCTTCGCGCTTGCGGTTCGGGCCGTCGAGGTTGTCGGGGCCGCTGTCGAGCGGGATCTTGCGGCCCATGTCCTCGCCGAAACGCTCCACCAGCGCCTCGCGGGTCATGTAGACCCAGCGCCAGACCTGCGTGACCTCTTCCCATGTCCTGGCCGAGGAGTGGCCGAAGTCCTTCCAGTGGACGTAATCCACCGGCGCGCACTCGTACTCGATCTCCTCGGGCATCTCCGCGCCCTCGGGGAGGTTGCCGTCCTCGTCAACGTCCTCGGTGACCTGCGCGCCATCCTCGGGCAGCGCCAGTTCCTGCGCGCGCACATGCGGCTCGTACCGCACCCACGCGACGCCGCGCCCGCCGAGGAAGCGGTCCTCGACGGCGTACTTCATCGTGGCGCGGAAGTCGGGGTAATGCTCGATCTCGTAGTCCAGCGCGCGCTCGATCAGCTGCGCCGCCACGCGCCCGATCTGGTCGCGGTCACCGAAGCGCCGCTTGGCCGAGGCCTTCGGCAGCTTGGCGTAAACCGCCGGGATCAGCGTCTGGACGTTCGACCAGAAGATGTTGAACTTGACCGTCTCGTTGCCCGACTGCGTGCGCGTGTCGTCGCGGTAGCGCTTGATGATCTTGGTGCAGCGCTTCTCCCAGCGGGTGAATTCGTTCTCGTAGGTCGATATCGCCTGCAGGAACTTCTGCACGCCGGTCGGCTGGACGTCGGCCATCACGGCCTCCTTCGGAAGATGACGTCGCGATGCACATGGCCCGCGATCATGTAGCCCCAATCGGCCAGCATGGTGATGGTGTCAACGTCGGTCGCGCCGTACCGCTCGCCCAGCCCCTTCAACTCGAGCACGATGGTCGGCCAGGAGCGAAAGATCGTCTCCTTCGCGCCCTGCACCGCGAAATGCTCGTAGCCCTCGACGTCGAGGCACAGGAGGTCGCAGTCGTCGATGTCGAAGCTGTCGATCCGCATGATCGAGAACTCGGCGCCGTTCTTCACGCGATGCGCGCCGATGTTGTGGCGATCGAACCTGTCCATCGCGCCCGTGCCAGCCGACGCGCCGAACGCGCCGCGATAGGCCGAGACCTTGGCCCGGTCGGCGCCCTTGAGCCGCTCGTCGAGATTCAGCAGCAGCGCCGCGTGGTTCTCCTCGTCGGGCTCGACCGTCAGCACCTTGTCGAAATGCCCGGCCAGCGCGACCGGCCAGATGCCGATGTTGCCGCCCGCCTGCACGACGGTGCGCCGGCTCGACGTCAGCGGCAGGATGTCGGTGTCGAGGTCGCCCACCTCCGCGAGGATGATCTCCAGCGCCACCTGATCGGCGTCAGGGACATGCCAGCCTTCACGCCGCTGCATACTTGACCTCGTCCTGTTCCCACGGGCGCGGGTGGCCGTGGAAGATGATGATGCGCTCCGAGGCCGAGCGCGGGCTGGCCTTGAAGCTGCTGATCGAGCGCGGGCAGATGTCCTGCCAGTAGGCGGGCGCGATGTCGAGGTGCTGCTCGAGCCACTCCTGGTCGCCGCCGAGGTAGAAGCGCGGGTCCTCGCGAAAGGCGCGGTAGAGGCGGCTCATGTCGCCCGACCACAGCATCATGCTCGACTGCATCGCGGCCTTGTTCATCCGGCCGCGGTAGAAGTCGCGCAGGATGACGAACTCGTCGTCGCCCGCCAGCTCGATGACCGGCGAAATGTCCCGCACGATCACGGTGTCGAGGTCGAGGTACAGCACCGGCCCGCGCAGCCGGAAGATCTCCATCTTCGACCACCAGCCCGGCCAATCGTGGAGGAGCTCGATCGTCTCTAACGGCAGCGCGTTGGGCTTGTCTGTCAGGCAGATGAAGCGGTGCATCGGCGCGAACCGTCGGCACATGTCGCGGAGCGCGACGACGTGCCGGGGCTCGTACTCGCCGCCAGAGCGCAGGACGGTGGCGATGGTGATCATCGCTGCGCGGTGCTACGCGCGAACCGCTCGTCGGACTCGCGCAACGCCCGAGCGAGATCGGCAGGCGACGGGCGACCGCGCGCGGCGATCGGCCGGGCCGGCGGCGGGCTGATTGGGTCCATCACAGGGGACGGCACGGGCGCGGGCGCGGCCATCGCCGCCATGTCCGCGGGCGACAGGCCGCCGAACGTGTCGGGGCGTGCGGGCTGGAACTGCATGTCGGCTTCGCTCGGGACGCCTTGCATGGCCGGAAGGCGCGGACGAGGCCGGGCAGCGCGCGGGGCCGGCGGCGGCGGGATCGGAGCCGCAGCGCCGCGCGGGTCGGTCGAGGGCATGTACGGGATCGAAGGCGACGGGGCGTCGTAGCCGCCGGGCGGCGTCGGAGGCAGCGCGGGGTTTGGCAACCGCTCGTACATCTGCGCGGCGTCCGCGACCTCGGCGGGCGACATTGCCGGGCGACTACCGAAGCCGAGGAAGCGGCGGATGTCGTCGAGCGAGTAGGACCGCACCGGGCCTCCGGCGGTGCCTTCGGGGCGCAGCATCGGGTCCATGATGCCCGCCATGCGGCGATCGAATGCGTCCTGCTCGTCGCGGGTCATTGCCATCGGCATCACTCCTTGTTGCGCGCGCTTATGGCGCGGGCCTTCAATCGGGCGTCTTCCTTGCTCGACGCGCCCCATGCGCGCAGCGCCAGGGCGAGGCGGGTCGGCTTGCCGTTCTTCTCCATCGGGCCGGGCATGTTGCCCATGCGCGCGAGGAACGAGGCGCGGCGCGGGTTGTCGCCGGACTTCACCGGGGCCTTGAGCGTGCCGCCGGTTTCGGCCTTGTAGGACGCGCGGCCCTTCTCGTTGAGCCCGCCTTTGGGGTTCTGGCCTTCCTTGCGCTGCCACGCCGGGCTGCTCATCGCTTGTTCTCCGGCTTCGCGGTCTTCGCGGCCTGTTTGAAGTCGGCCTCGCTCGGCCTGCCCTTCTCGCCGGGGCGCTTCATCTTCTCGCCGGAGCCGGCCTTGATCCGCTCCTGCTTGGCGAGGATGTTGGCGTAGAGGCCAGCCTTGTTCATGGCATCACGCCGAGAAGATGCCGACGGCAAGGACGGTGACGCCCGCGCCGGTCGTGATCTTCCACGGGCCGGTCACCGCCGCCGCTTCGATGTCCACGTCGTAGACGCCGACCGGCGTGTTGGCGGGGATCGACAGGATCGTGGTCGAGCCGTCGATCACCGAGACCGTCGAGGTCGCGGCGGTCGCGACGGCGACGACGAGGCGGTGCAGGTAGTCGCCTGCCGCGCCCGTGCCGCCGAGAACCTGGTTCGACTGCGAGACCGCGACGGTCTCGTATTGGTAGCGGTAGGGGTAGCTGACGCCGGCCATCTGGGCCTCCTCAGGACAGGGAACGGGGCTTGTAGATCGTCGCGTCGATCAGCGAGGCGATGGCGGTGCAGAGCATATGCCCGGCGAACTCGCCCATCGCGGCGTGGTACTCGCTCGACTCGCTCATATCCTGGCGCTCCTGCTGCGCGCGTCGTGCGCGGCCCACATGTCGTTCAGCGTGGCTGCGTTTGCGGCGCCGACGAGCAGCGGGCGGTCGGCCCGAGGCGGCTCGACGGGCGCCTCTTCGCGCCACGCGACGGCCAGCATACGGAAAGCGTCGGCAGGATGCGAGGTCCAATCATGCCTAGGCGTCGCGCGGAAGGCGCGCTTGTCCTCGTCGTACTCGCGCTGGTACTGGCGCAGGGCCTCGATACCATCGCGGCAGAGGTCGGCGTCGAACCAGCAGCGTGGCAGGACCAGGCGCGCGGCTTGGATGCCGTCTTGCACGCCAAGGTCGGCCACGATCTGGAACTTGCCGATGCCGCCCAGCAACGCCGCGAGCTGCTCGACCACGCTGCGCCCGCCGCTTGCCAGCGTCTTCGCTCGCGCGTCGTGCGGTAGGTGGTGGCGGGCGTAGCGGTAGGGCTTGCCTGCGACGACCTCGGCTAGATCCGCGACGGTCGAGCCGCTGCTGGCATGGTAGTCGATCAGATGCACCTCGCCGCCAGCGACTTGGTAGAACCAGATCGCCGTGTCGTCGCGGTAGCCGATGTCCCACGCCGTGAACACCGGGCGGTCGGGATCGTGCGGGACGCGCCCGATGCGGCCCGCGTCCGAGGCCTCGCGCATCTCGACGCCGTAGAACGCGCCGAGGATCGCGGCCTCAAAGCTGCATTCGTACTCCTGGTCGTACTGGTCCTGCGTCAGTTGCGCGCGCAGGGCGTGAAGCTCGGTCGGCGGCAGGATGCCCGAGGCGCTGGCCGGCAGGCGCAGGCAGAACCAGTCTGGGCTGCGCTGCGCGGCGTCGAAGGCCTCGTAGAACTGGTTGCGGCCCTTGGGCGTCCCGCCGATCACCGCCCAGCCCTGCTTGTCCGAGAGCGTCGGGCGGATGACGTTGCCCCAGACCGAGGGGCGGAAATCGCCGTATTCATCGAGGTAGACGCCGTCGAACCCGAGGCCGCGCATGGCGTCGGCGTTGTCCGCGCCGAACAGCTGGATCTTCGCGCCCGTCTGCGTCGTGAGCAGCAGCTCGGCCTCGTTGACGCCAGCGGTGGCGGGCGCGGCGAAGCGTTTCAGGTAGTCCCACGCGACGGACTTGGCCTGCGAGCGATACGGCGCGACGTAGGCATAATGCGCGTGCGGCCGCTGCGCGGTGATCGCGGCTCGGATCAGATCGTTGACCGCGGCAACCGTTTTCCCTGCGCGCCGATGCGCGACGAGGCAGGCCCAGCGTTGCGTGCGGCGATGGAACGGCAGGAACGCTCGCCGAGGCGAGTAAGGCAGCCGCACGGTCTGCACGCGCGGCGCGCTCACTCGGGCTCGCTCCACTCGTAGCGGATGACCTGAGGGCCGCCCTCGGGGCCGGTTACCTCGGTGCGGCCAAGGTCTGGCACGGTCTTGCGAAGCAGGATCTCAGCGGCGCGGACCTGCGTCGGGCTCAATTCGATCTTGCCCTCGACGTGCGCGGCGAGACGCCAGCACAGGTTCGACGCCTGGATCTTCGCCTTCCAGTCGTCGTTGAGCCGCAGCTTGTTTTTGCGCGCAGCCATGTCGTTGATTTTATTCGCCGTCTTTGAACATACGGGATCTGCAATGATGATGCCCCGCGCCGCGCCATGCGTCAACCGCATATCGCCCTGCGTTCACGCCCACCTCTCGCCGCACCTCCGACACGAAAAGCGCTCAAGCTTCTGACGCCCACCTAATCCTGCGCTTAATTGCCGCCTTTTTCTTCGCCGTCGTCTCGATGGCTGTTCTGAGTGATTGTTCAATTTCTTCAAGCTCCTCTAACGTCCAGTTGGGCGCTCTGAGGAGCTTGGCGTATCTCTTGGGAAGAGACCTTGCCACGGCTTTTTTTCGCTCCGCGACGGTAAGGATCATTCGGCTACCAAGCCAAGAGTTGCAATCCTTGCAAGCTGGGACGGTTTCTCCAGCGTAGTTCCCCGCCTTGCCGCTTCTGACCGAACACATCCCCGCATAGGAATACGGGATGATGTGATCTTTTTCGGTGGCCGCATCTCCGCAGTAAACGCACACGCTCACGAGCTGCTCCGTTGATTTCTTCCTAGGATGGCTCAGGAAGAGCGGAAGCGGAAGATGTGGGTCGCGCTGACTACCGAACCCCTTCCGGCGTTCCTGAGCCATCCTCGGCGTTCCTAGAGGCATCCGAGGAGAACCGGGACCTGAACTTCGCCATCGCGGCGTCAAACTCGGCCCTCTGCGCGTCGGTCATGGCCGAGTACCGCCCCACCGGCCTGTCGCCCTCGACCGGCGCCGCGATCGCTCGCCGCAGGAGGTGCCGCTGGCGGTGCGCGGCCGCGACCTCGGCGTCGAGCAGCTGGCAGACCTCGGCGTAGCTCGGGAACCACTTGCAGCTGCGCGCCGCTGCGTCGAGGCTCGAGCGGGTATACGCATGGCGCGGATAGGCCAGCATCGCCGCGTAGGCCGCGATCCGCGTCCTGGCGTCCTCGGCGCTAAGCTGACCCGCGACGAGCGTCCCAAGCGCGCCGAGCCACCGCTCGACGGTCGCCTGCGGCGCGGGCTGCAGCGCGTCCTCGACGGCCTGCAGGGCGCGTTCAGCCTCGGCCCGGACGCTCGGGGGGATCGAAAGTTGCGAGCCCGGCGTCTCGGTCTCGGCCCTCTGCAGCCAGTTCCCGAGCGACTGCGAGAAAACCGTTGCCCGTGCGAGATCCTGTGCCATTCGTCGTCCTCCGTTCGCTGCTGCGGCGCACCCAGTTCCTCCAGGTCGCGCTCCAGTTGACCTTGCGCCCGTCCGCGCCGGGCTTCGCGTGCCAGTAGTCCCTGAACGACGCCGCCTCGCGCTCGACCGCGACGCCGAGTGCGCTGGCGAAGGCCCGATCATCCTCCGAAGGCGACCAATCGTCGGGCAGGCGGGTTCCTCGGTCGGCGCGCGGCGAAGCGCGCGCTCCTAAGGATCCAGAACTGTCTCTATCGTTTCCGTTGGTAGAGCTTCCCTTACTCTCGTCTCCTCTCCTCTCCTCTCCCTTGGAGTCCGTAACGGACGCCTCGACGGAATCCGTAACGGATTCGCGACGGATCCGTGCGCGCTCCGCAGCGGCGTCCGTGGCGCGCTTAGTGCGCTCGGACTGCCGGGCCTTTTTCTCCCATGCTTCCAAGGCCTTCTCGGCCACGACGCGATGGTATAGACGGCCATCGCTGCACCGCACAAAGCCGCGCAGCGCGCCGCCCTCGCGGACCCGCTTCCAGGTCGCAAGATCGCGCCCGTACCCGGTCAGGCGGGCAAGGATCGCGTCGTCGTCGGGCAGGGAGGCGGCGGGGACTTGGTGCCAAGCCGCGCACCACGCCAGGACGGCAGCCCGGAACACCTCGGCGTCCTCGACGCCCGCGAGGTCGCTGTCGCGCAGTCGCACGACGTCGAGCGGCATGTAGTGGAAATTCCGAAGATCGACTTCGGCTGGTACGAGCGGGTCCATCAGCGCCCTTTCGACGTTGATCCGGCCCGTCGCGCGCGATAGGTTCGGCGCGCCATCGTGGCCGGACTGGTTGTGGCAGTCCGTTGCGCCCCGGTCTGTTTGCGCAGGCCGGGGCGCGTCATTTCTAGCCCGGCTATCGCCTGCCGTCCAGCAGCGCCCAGACGATGATGCCGATCACGACGAAATCCTGCCATCCGAGAACCATTGCTTCCTCCGTTCGGGTTGAGTGGCGGGAGCGATCCATCCAGCAAACGCACCGGCCAGGGGCTGGTTGACGGGCAGAGCCCGCTGGATCGCTTTTAGGTTCCGCGGCCCGCCGGCCACGGCAAGGGAGGGCCCGGCCTGTTCCTAGATCGCGAGGTCGAGCTGGACGCCCAGCCTGTCGGCGTAGAGCGTCACCGCCTGCAGCCGCTCCTGCTCCCGCGCCCGCTTGCGCTCGTCGCGCCGCAGCTGCACGACGCGCACCAGCGCCGCCGGATCGTAGCCCGCGCTCTTGATCTCGACCTTCAACTCCTTGAGGTCGTCGCGCACCTCGTCGGCGGCGTCGAGCAGGCGCGTGAGGCGCTCGGCGTAGCGGGTCAGGTCATCGTTTTGCATGACGAACCTCCGCTGCTGTGGGACTACCCTCCTTCGCAGCGCGCACATCTTCCGCGCGCAGCTTCAGCCTTCCCAGAACGCGCAACGCAGGCAGCGCGCCGCGCCGGATCGCCGTCCTGACACCGCCAGGTGTCATCATCAATTCACGCGCGGCCTCAATTGGAGTTAGGTATTCGCTCTTTTTACTGTTCGTGCTCATCGGTCATCTCCTCTAGAAAAATCTCGGCCCGAGGGTTTTCGCGGTCGAGGTGGTGATACAGGTGCATTTCTCGCACCGCGCGGTCGTTGCGGTAGACGCGGCCCTGCAGCGCGTCGAGGATCAGCGACGGATCGAGGTCCGGTCGCCGCGAGGCGTAGTAGATGTGAGCGGTCATGCGGATCGGCTCGAGCAGCTGGTCCTGCGCTGGCAGCTCGGGAACTTGCCGCGCAACCGCCTCGATGTACGCGAGCCCCTTCTCGCTCTTGATGACCCGCAACTTCGACCCGAACCGCACGATGCGGCGCGAGTTGGCCTTGCTCGCGGGCTCGCCCAGGATGACGCCGCGCCACGTTCTCACGGCGTGCCTCCCGTCGCATCGCGGCTTTCGGCCAGCATCGCCCCGCTCGACCCGGTCATGCTGCGCTCAACCAGCGGCGGCGTCCATCGCAGCAGGCGCTGCGGGCGGATGAGGTGCGCCGGGACGTCCTCGTAGCGCCTGCCGCGCATCAGCTTCGGCCATAGCTTCTCGGCGCGCGCGACGCAGGCCTCGGGATCGGTCGATCGCGTCTCGGGCTCGGCGATGTCCTCGAAGTCCGCGATGGTCGGCGCTATGGGAGCGACGGTGCGACCGAGCGCGAGCGCCTGCCGGCCCGTGTCGGTCAGCCGAACGCGCGCCTTGCCGACCTCGATTAGCCCGCGCCGCCGCAGGCTGTGGACGCCGCTGTGCAGCCGCACCCGATGCGTGATCTGCGCGCTCCACGCGAGCCATTCGTCGATCGGCGCCTCGCCGCCAGCCGCGTCGAGGTACTCGACGACGAGCCGGGTGTAGCCGTTCGACACCGCCGCCTTGAAACGGCTGCCGCGATGCACCCTCTTCGCGGGCGTGAACCAGTAGCTCCAGCCGCACTCGGGCTGCTTGCGCGGAGCGTAGTCGCTGTCTACCAGCTCGCGGCGCTTCAAATGCGCGAGGGCCATCAACACCAACCCCCTGTCCATGCTAGCCAGCACTTCGCACAGCCGCTGCGTCGAGGCGCGTCCGCCCTCGGCACGCAGCGCGTTGGACACGCGCTCTATCGCGGTGTCGCGCCTCATCGCCGGGCCTCGCGGCGCGTCGCGGCGACCGGATCGAACGCAAGCCGCTTGGCGCGCGCGATGCGGAAGGCCTCGAGCTGCCGCGCGGCGGGCAACCGCTGGCGACGCTTCCAATTGCTGATAGCCTGCGGCGTCGTGGAGAACGCGCGGGCGGTGGCGTAGGTGCCGCCGAGGGCGGCGATGAAGTCGATCAGGGTCATGTCTCGACGGCTACTACACGCGCGGTGTAGAGGTCAAGCACACAATTTCGCGGAAAGCGCTTGCGCGGCTAAAGCGATGGTGTATGTTTCGCCTTGTCCGGGTGGTGCCGGGCAGAAACCAGGAGGGACAGACAATGCTTCGCGACGAGAACGATCACGGCGAGAGCTACGCGCACACGCGCGACTACTACGACTTCATCGAGGCGAGCCTGCGCCGCCTCAAGCGCGCCGAGACGCAGGCGATGAACAAGATCGTCGCCGCGTTGGAGGAGCTGCGCGAGGTCACCGAGCGCGAGTGGCAGGAGCCCTCGGGCTTCACCGACGCGCAGGACGCGCAGGCCAAGCGCAACTGGCGCGACGCCCTGCTCAACGCCGACACGCTGATCGGCGAGTTCACCTTCGAGGCGCGCGATGCGCTTCAGGCCGCGCTGGAGGAGTGAGGGCCATGATGATCGACGTCGAAAACGCCGAGCGCAGCCTCGCCGACCTCGCGCTGCTTCGCCGCCGCACCTGCGATCAGGTCTGGGAGATCCTGAACGCGGTCGCCAAGGAGGTCGAGGAGATCAACGCGCAGCACTACAACTGCCGCGCCATCTCCGAGAGCGAGTTGCGCGGCGTCCTCTACGACGCCGAGATCCTCGTCGAGCGGCTCACCGACCCCACGGCGCGCTTCATCCGCGACGACGCGACGCCCGCTGAGCCCTTCGACGGCGACTATCCCGATTGGCTCAGGGGGGACCGCTGATGTCCCCCCTCTGGCTGCAGGCCCTCATGGGCGTCGTCCTGGCCGCGATCATGGTGCTGGCATGAAGCGCTTCCCCGCCGCCGCCGCGATCCCGCAGACGCCCGGCGTCCTGCGCGCTCGCATCGCCCTGCGGGTCGAGCTGGCCCGCGACCTCAACCCCGAGACGCTCGACTACCTGCTCGCGCATCAGCGGATCGCGGAGCTGGAGCGCCAGCTAGCGGCGCTGGAGGGCAACCGATGACCAGCGAGAAGCGCAAGCTGCTGCGGGTCTATCGCAGCATGATCAAGCGCGCGGCCCACGCCCCGCGCGGTAAGAAGGCGAGCCGCCTCGCGGCCCTGCGCGGCTGGGTCCACCGCCAGATGAAGAGGGAGATCGAAAAGTGATCAGCGACGGCATCCACAACGACGTCTCGTTCGAGGCGTACCTGAGCGCCGAGGCCTTCGCGGCCCCGGCGGTCAGCGGCAGCGACCTCGTCTCATACGAGACCGAATGCCCGGCCCATGCACACGCCTTCTGGCGCGGCAACCCGGCCCGCGTCCACCGCGAGCCGAGCGCGTCGATGGCGCTGGGGACCGCCGCGCACTGCTACATCTTGGAGGGCGCCGAGGTTTTCCACCAGCGCTTCTCGGTCAAGCCCGAGGGGCTCAATCTCTCGACCCGAGAGGGCAGGGCCTGGCGCGAGGCGCAGGGCGACCGGCAGATCGTCTCCTTCAGCGACCACATGCGGATCGTCGGCATGCGCGATGGGCTGATGAAGAACGCCGACGCTCGCCGCCTCCTCGAGGCCGGCGGTCGCGCCGAGGTGACGATGGTCGCGAAGGACGAGGAGACCGGCCTGACGCTGCTGTGCCGCCCCGACCTCTACATCTCGCGCGCCGGGCTGGCGGTGAACCTCAAGACCACCGCATCGCCCGCGCCGAACTCCTGGCGCAAGACCGCCGCCAATCTCAGATACGACCTCGGGGACGCGATGTTCCGGCTGGTCGCCTCGACGCTCGGCATCCAGCGCCCGACCCATGCGTTCATGGTGGTCGGCAACGACGAGCCCTTCATCGGCTACGTCGCCGCCCTGTCCGCCGACGCCGCGAGCGCCGCCGACCAGCAGCTGCGCCAGATCCTGCGCCGCTTCGCGAAAAGCGTTGCGGATGATAGCTGGCCGGGTTACACCACGGGTGTAGTCGAAATCGGCCTCCCGCAGTGGGCGGCCAACGAAATCGCAACCAGCATTCAGAAGGGATACGCGCAATGACCAACGAGATCGCCACCAACGTCGTGAACCTGCCCGCCGCCGTGTCGGACTACGATCCGCTCGCGCCCGCGCACTTCGAGCACTCGCAGCGCGTCGCGAAGATGTTCGCCGCCAGCGAACTCGTCCCGCCGCACCTGCGCGGCAAGATGGCCGACTGCCTCATCGCATACGCCATCGCGAAGCGGACGCGCGAGGAGCCGCTGGTCGTCCTGCAGAACATCTACTTCGTCTCCGGGCGCGCGGGCTGGTCGGCCACCTACATGATCGCCAAGGCCAACCGCTCGGGTGTGTTCGCGCGTCGCATCAACTGGCGCGTCGAGGGCGAGCACAAGAACCTGCGCGTCACCGCCTTCGCTACGCTGGCCGATAGCGGCGAGCCGGTCGAGGCCACCGCGTCGATGGCGATGGCCGAGGCCGAGGGCTGGACGAAGAACCCGAAGTACCGGACGATGCCCGACCAGATGCTGCGCTACCGCAGCGCCACGATGCTCATCCGCCTCTTCGCGCCCGAGGTGATGATGGGCCTGCCGGTCGCGGAGGAGATCGACGTCGTCCAGGCGCGCGGCCCGGCCAGCGCCATCGACATCACCCCGCCCTCCACCCCCCTCGCCGCCGTCAGCGCCGCGATGGACGCCCTCCTCGATGCCACCGAACAAGAGGCCGACAACAACGCGCCGGCCGTGTCGGATGCGGTTCCCCCCTCCCCCGCAGCCTCCTCACCAGAGGCCCCGACCGGCGCAACCCTCACGCCCGGGCTGGCCGAGCTCGCCCGCGCCATCGTCGCGGCGATCCGCAAGGCGGCGAGCGTCAAGGACATCGACAAGATCATGCTGGCCCAGCGTGGCAACCTCGACGACATCAGCGCCGCGTCGCCCGAGGCGCATGAGCGCATCATGGAGGAGAGCCGCCGCCGGGTGGCGGATCTGGCTAGTTGAAAAGGGAGGTTCAGATGAACGCGTTCACGAAGCAAGAGATCGTCACCATCGCCGCGCCGAAGTTCGAGCGCGCGCAGTTCGAGATCGTCGGCACCGCGCCGCTGGTCATGGCCGCCTTCTCGGAGAAGGCGCGTCAGAAGATGCGCGAGAAGCATGAGGCCGGATCGACGGCGAAGTCGAAGAAGGAGCGCGAGGCGCGCGACTTCGCGGCTGACTGCGAGGCGGCGCTGCACCGCTTGGAGGATGGCACCATCGGCTTCCCGGCGTCGGCATGGCGCGCGGCGATGATCGATGCCTGCCGCCTGGTCGGCTTCAAGATGACGATGGCGAAGATGTCCGTCTTCGTCGAGGCGGACGGACTCGACCTCGTCAGCGGACAGCCGCTGGTGCGGATCATCGGCGACTACGAGCAGCACGTCGCCGCGACGCGAAACCAGACGGGCGTGACCGACTTGCGTTCCAGGCCGATGTTCCGGCGCTGGAGCGCCACGCTGCGGGTGCGCTGGGATGGCGACCAGTTCAGGGTCGGGGATGTGTCCAACCTGCTGGCCCGCGCCGGAATGCAGATCGGCGTCGGAGAGGGGCGTCCGTTCAGCCGCGAGAGCTACGGGCTCGGCTGGGGTACGTTCGAGGTGGTGTCGTGATGTCCCGCTGGGAGCGCGAACTGGAGGAAATGGCGCGAGAACTTGGCGACAAGCTCACGCCGGAAGCCGTCGTGGATCGGGCGCGCAGCCCCAATTCGTCGCTGCACTCGATGTTCGATTGGGACGACGCCGACGCTGCCGAGAAGTATCGGCTGCTTCAAGCCCGCGGGCTGATCCGCCGCGTGGTCGTTCATCTGGAACCGCACAAGCCCAACGAGCCGCCTGTGCGCGCCTATCTCAACGTGGATCGGGGATCGCGCGAGTACGTCGCGGTCTCGGTGGTGCAGTCGTCGCCGGAAGCGACGCGGGCGGTCATCGCGCATCTGCTGACCGACCTGCGAAGCGTCCAAGCGCGGCTGTTGCGCTACGCCGACGCGCTTGACGCCAGCGACGAGCTGCGCGCGAGCATCGACAAGTTTCTTGCGCGCAACGAGCGCAAGAAGCGCGCCGGGTAAGGCAGGCGAGGCGCGGCTCGGCCAGGCGAGGACTGGCGGGGCGAGGCATGGCAGGCGTGGCATGGCCGGACGCGGCCGGGTATGACACGGCACGGCGCGGCAAGGCAGGCACGGCACGGCGAGGCTGGGCGGGGTACGACGAGGCAAGGCAGGCTTGGCGGAGCGCGGTCCGGCAAGGCGCGGCGGGGCAAGGCAGGCGTGGCGCGGCGCGGCGGGGCAAGGCTCGGTGAGGCAGGCAAAAGGAGGAAATGGAAATGACCGAAGAACAGGAGCGCCGCGTCCAGGCCAGCAGGGATGCGCTGGCTTGGATGGACGAGGACCGGCGGTGGCAGGGAACGGCGGTCTACTGGTTCGCCTTCGCCTTGCTCGGCGTCGTGACGGGCGCGGTGGTGATTGCGCTGGCGGGGTTGCGGTGACCCCGCTGCGCGTCCTCGTGGCCTGCGAATATTCGGGCGTCGTGCGCCGCGCGTTCCTTGCGCGCGGTTGCGACGCTTGGTCATGCGACCTGCTGCCGAGCGAGGACGGCAGCAACCGCCACATCCGTGGCGACGCGCGCGACCTGCTGCATGACGGCTGGGATCTGCTGATGGTGGCGCATCCGCCATGCAC